CGACGATCTGCCGAGCATCCTGAAAGCGCAGGAGTGGTTCAGCGTCCACTACGATCCGGCGAGTGACGTGGCACCCGTGTACCTCGACCCGACGAACCTCGTGCAGACGGCGCTCATCAAGATCTCGTGGGTCGAGCAGTTCATGGCCCTGAAGATGACCGAGCCGAAGCTCAAGAACGCGCGGGTCTACGACAACGGCGCCTACGTCTGGAAGCTCATGTACGCCGGTCAGAGCATCTACGGCGGCGACGTCTACCTCGATCCGAACAACGTACCCGAAGACGTCGTCAAAGCGATCCATCCGGTCCCGCCGACCATGGACGAAATCAAGCGCGGGCTTCTGGCCGTGGACACCATGGACGTCGCCTTCGGCGGCCGAGAGCCGTTCGAGGCCTACGTCTGGAATCGATTCGGCCGTCGCAAGTTTGGTCCGGCCAACGCCGACATCATCATCTACCTCTACGAGAACATCGAAGCCGTTTATCGGGTCGCCGAATACTCCGACATGACGCCGCGCATGGTCGAGTCCATCGCAGCACAGAAGGGCATCCCGCCGCTGCCGGAAGATCCGCAGGATCACCCAATCGGCGATCGGATGCGCGTCGTCGAGTACATCCAAGCGCGGGCCATCACGAGCCTGAACTCGACCGGCATCCAGAACGTGCTCGATCGCGCGCGGGAGATGTCGGGCATCGACCTCGACGGCAACCTCACGCCACGAAGCATCGACGAGGCGATGAACACGCTGACCTACGGGACGCAGCCGGTCTTCGCGCTCGGAGAGAGGTTCGTCAACGCGCGGTCCCGCCCCTACAACATCGTGGGCCAAGCCACGGCCGACGTGTTCGTGAAGAAGCTCATCCCGAACTTCTCGGACTACAAGTTGACGGGGCGATCGTTCGCGAACGAGGTCGCGGCCTACAACGACTCCTACAGTTACTCCGACGCGACGATCGAGCAGATGCTCGCCTTCGTGCGGAAGTTCCCGCCGGGCGTCGAGGTGCCGTACTTCCGCTCGCGCGGCGACTACGAGGAGTTCCTCACGCGTCAGGTCGGCGATCTTACGGTGCCGTCGGACCTGAGCGACGCCACGGAGAAGATCCGCAGCATCGACGTGTCAGAGGGCGGCTGGCGGTGGGCGACGAAGGAGTCGCTCGTCGCCATCGCGCGCAGCCTTGGCCTCTCGGTTCGCGACGACTGGGCCGACGGTGCGCCGCTCGCTCCGTTCTTCACGCGGGAGGAAGCCAAGGCGTTCGGCGAGAATCGATTCGGCAAGAAGCAGGGCTACAAGATCCTCATCAAGATCGCCGACAAGATCGGCAAGGGCGGCGTCGCTGATCTCACGCGCGCCGAGGTCGAGGAGTACGGCCCCGAGTTCTACGAACAGCCGAAGCCGATGCACCCGCTCGTGCCGGTTTGGCCGGGCTATCACCAGTCTGACCCGACGGGCGCCCTGATGGTGTATCTCGGCTCCGACGGTGACAGCTCTGGCCTCGCCGACAAGTACGAACTTCCGTCTCCCACGATGCGCCTGATCGTGAAGACGGTCCTCAACAAGTCGCCGATGGACATCACCTTCGAGGACATCTCGGACTTCGTCTACGACTACCCGCCCGGCTCGCCGCAGTTCGAGTCGCTGAAGACCGACGAGGAGTACAAGAACCGCGAGCTTTTCGTTCATCTCGTCGACCGGTACGGCGGCAACGAGTCCGAGGCGTACGACTACCAGAGCACGGCCATGAAGCACTACGCGAAGCGCTTCCTCGGCGAAGGCGGCAGCGTAGAGGAGATGACGATCGGGCAGGTCCGCGACGCTGCGAAGGACTTCGTGAAGGGCGGCTTCGACATGGCCGACCTGCCGTTTATGAACCCGACGAAGACGAAGGAGTACGTCGAGTTGAGGACCGGCAGCGGGACGTTCACGCAGGTCGCCGCCATCGTGACGAAGAAGACCGGCAAGGGCTACACGGGCGACTTCACGCCGAATGAGGTCGACGCTGCGATCGAGGTGTTCAGGGCGCAGCCGCAGGCGCAGGCCCAGACGATCGCTACGAAGTACGTCCCGGCCGTGCCGCAACCTGACACGCTGTTGGGCGGCGAGTTCGTGGTTCGCGGCCCCAAGTGGGGCTGGGGCGATCAGGACGGCGGTCCCGGCAACGTGGGGACGGTGCTGTACCAGACCGACATGGCGAACTGGTTTCGTGTGACGTGGCCCAACGGCTACACGGACAGCTATCGCTACAACCCGTGGGGCGGCATGTTCGACCTCACCGTGGTCGTGCCGCAAGGAACGGGGCAGAAGAAGTGGTCCCCGGTCACCGTCGAGGACGTGATCGCCATGGCTGAGGGCCTCGACAAGCCGATCGGAAGCATCGACGCCATCAACGAGTTCCTCAAGGCCGAGATCGCGAAGCGGGGCCTTGAGCCGCTCAAGGCGTCGTATCGGATCAAGGTCAGGGCAAAGGCCACTACGATGACCGGCAAGGAGATCGAGGCCCTGACGAAGAGTGACATCCTGCAAGCGCTGGATGCGCTGGGTTACACGGCTGGGACTGCCGAGCAGATTGACCTGTTCCAGAAGGCGCTCGGCCCCGCCGTCTCCGAGCTTGACCAGCCTTTCGGGACCGAGGCCAAGGCCGTGAAATACGTCAAGTCGGTGCTCGGGGACTACCAGATCGAGAAGACCTTGGACAACATCGAGATCCTGATCGTTCGGGCCTACCAGAACACGGGCAAGTCCGACAAGGAAGCGTTGAGCAAGAACGACGTCAACACGGCACTTGACCAGTTGCGGCAGGAGAAGATTTTCGAGAGCGTCGTGCCGGGCAGTGGCTTCAGCGGAATCGATTCGCGGCCCGTGTGGCCACGGTGGGCGTGACGGGGTACACTCGGCCGCCTGTAGGAGACCGTTCATGGCGAAGCGCAAGAAGCCAGTGAAGCGTCGCGGACTTGGGGCACTCCCCAAGGAAGTCGGCCGCGGAGCCCCGCGTGAGTCGGCCGTCTACCTGAAGGACAAGGCTGCGGCGTCGCGTGAGTTGAAGGCCATCGTCCCCGGTGATGCGCGGCAGTACGACGCGGCAAAGAAGGCGTTCTCGAAGGAGATCGCCGACAAGCACTGTTCGCTCGCCCTCACGGCCCTCTCGAACGCGGCGTTCTCGGCCGGTGTCGCGCGGGCCTCGGCCGTCGCTCGCGGCGAGCCCGGTGGCGCCGAGGACCTCTACAACGACTTCGTCGCCCAGCGAGACGAGTACCTCGCGATCTGCCACCCTGAGAAAAAGAGCAAGTAGGAGACTGACATGGCCCTTGGATTCTCGCCCTCCCAGCACCGCAAGCGCTCGCGCAGCTACAACGCGAGCACCTCGACGATCCTGAAGTCGCTTCAGAAGGCCGTCGCCAAGGGCAACTGCCCCGGCGCGCGCTCGATGCTCGTCGAGGCTTCGATCACGGCGGGTGCCGCTTACGCCGAGGACTTCGACATCGGCCGCAAGAAGAAGAAGTCCATCTCGGCGCACCCGGCGATCAAGGCTGTCCGCGCTGCGAAGAAGCTGATGCAGGCGAAGTGCCCGACGAAGGCGAAGAAGTCTGGTGGCAGCTTCAAGAAGATGAGCAAGGCCGAGGCCAAGAAGTTCGACAAGGTGCTGAAGAAGGCCGCCAAGGGCAAGATCAAGGGCGCGAAGGTCGGAAAGTTCTAAGCCATGGACGTCATCCACCCCGTCAGGCTGTACGCTGCGCCACCGGACCAGCCCGCCGCCCCGTCGGCGAAGGCGCTGATCCTGCCGCTCGCGATCTTCGCGGCCATCGGGCTCGTCCTCTACAAGACGGCGTCGAGTGACTTCGCGGAAGAAGATCGACGCAGGAAGAACCCCGTGCGCGGCATCCAGACGCGGGAAGACTACGAACGCTTTTTGGCATCCTGACCGACAGGCCGGTAGAACGAAAAAAGGGGGCTGACGGCTGAAAACTCCGTCGGCCCCCAGTTTTGTTCGCGGGAACTTTCCGCGTTGCGGACTATCTACAGGTCGTCGTACCGGCTCCAGCCTTCCTCATCCTCGGGCGACACGTCATCGAGGATCGCGTGCGGCGGGATCAGGCCGACCTTGGGCTGCGGGGCTCGGAGAGCCAGAAGTTGCCCGCCGTTCGGGTCCTGCGAATCGATTGCGTCGAGGCCCTGCGCCATGTTCGCCAGCGCGGCCTGAAGGTGCGGCGTCTTCCGGTAGCAGATTTCCTTCCCGACTCGCTCCTCGACGATCGCGCGCTCCTCAAGCAGGGTGTCGATGATTTCGCGCACGCGCTTCTTGAGAAGATCGGCCTGACGGATGACGTAACCGATGGGCGTCGGCATGTCGGAGATGAACCGCAGCACGAGCGCGCGGTCACGCATGTCCCGCGAGCCGGTGATCCTTTCACCGAGTTCGATGACGCTCTTGAGATGCAGGTCCGCGATCTTCAGCGCGCTCTCCAGCTCCGTCGTCCCGACGTGCCACGGCTGTCCCGAGCGGGCCTGTCCGACGTCCCACGCGAGCAAAAGAGCGAGCTTCGCCGCGATCGACGTGGTGCGGGAGCACGCAGCGGCGGCTCGGCGGTTCGCGCCCGTTCGCAACGGCCGCATCGCCTCGTACCAGTCGTTCCACATCTTCTCCCCGGCCGGATCGAGCCACAGGCACGGGCCGGGAGGGCTCGCGGGCGTAGCGAGTTGCCGGAGCCACTGGGTAATCGCGAGGCGCTTCTGCGGGTCGTCGATCGGCGGGGTCGCGAACTCGCGCTCGGGCTCGGCGTGCAGCGTCAGGAAACGCGCGAGGAAGCCGCCGGTCCAGTCGGCCTGTTCGGTGTGGCGCTCCAGCAGGTCCGTGGCGACGCCGCAGAACAGAGACAGGCGCGGGTCGTTGATCGGCCCCTTGCGGCTGTTCGCGAGAGCACGGCCGATCGGGATGCAGTCCCACAGATTCGTGAAGGCCGTCTTCAAGGCGAGCATGTAGCCCTCCTCGGCCTTCGCGAGGAACTCGCCCCACTCGCCGTAGAGCAGCACCATGCGCTGTTGGGCGCGAAGGCTCTCGTACAAGCCTTCCTGCGAGCCGGGGATCTCGCCGACGCATCCGGTGATGGCGTCGTGCATGACACGCCGCGCGATGTTGATGCTCGCCGTCTTACGCGACTTCGATGAGTCGCCGACGATCATCGTGTAGAGATTGCCCCACAAGGGGCTCGTGTACGGGACCGCGTAATCGATTGGTACGGCTTGCGTCAGGCAGGTGAGCGCGCCTGCCAGATGGTAGGCGACGTTCGCGTCGGTACAGTTCGCCGCGTACTCGACGTAGTTGCGGACGAAACCTGTCGGCGGCAGGGCGGCCCAGACTTCAGCTTCCGAGATCATCGACACTCCATGTCGGGTTGGACCGGCACCATAAAACAGGTCTTGACATCTGTCAATGGCTGCGCTACATCATGCCCCACGAAAGACAAAGCGACCACGGACGCACGCCAAACGAGCGGCAGTGCAAGGGTTTTTCGATGGCATGGTTCCAGTACACGTTGTCGCACACGACGCCTGACGCCCTGCGTGACGTCGGCTCCTTGCCCGGCATCATCGTCGGCCGGGACCGCTCGATCATGGCGCAGGACAACGGGGGTTGGCTCGTCGAACGGATGCTCGCGAAGCACGGCATCCAGTTCAAGGCCCGCCTGATGACGCCGGACTTCCAGCCCGTCACGGCGATCGACGATCTCTGCAAGGTCGGCCTTCGGGAGTGGGTGCCCTCGTTCATGGCGCCCTACCAGCGCGAGGCCGTGCTGGAGCTTGGCCACAAGTCAGGCCATATCTGGCACGCCGCCGGTAGCGGTAAGACGCTCACGGCGATCGCTTGGGCGCTCGCGTGGCCCGGCAACACGGTCGTCACGACCCGCGCCGCCGTGCGCCGCAACTACGGCCGCGAGATCGAGCGGTTCACGACCCACCGGGCCTACGTCATCGAATCGATTCGCGACGCGGACCTCCAGAAGATCGAGGACTCGGAAGCCCTGTTCGTGGTGCTCGGGTGGGAGATGCTGCCCGCGTGCCTCGACGTGCTGCTCAAGTGGAAGCCCGCCTCGTGGATCGCCGACGAGGCCCACAAGATGAAGTCCCATCGCCGCTGGGGCGCCGTGCCGCAGACCGACGGCAAGCTCAAGTTCGAGCCCTTGGACAACATCGCCCACGCCGCCTACAAGCTCTCACGCTCTGTTCGCCATCGCCTCGGTGCAACCGCGACCCCGATCAAGGACCGCGTGCGGGACCTCTGGGCCCAACTCGACGTGATCCACCCGGACGCTTGGGGTCCGTTCTACAAGGAGGACCGCGCCTCGTTCACGACGAGGTACTGCGCGGCGCGGCGTGGAACATTTGGCGGCATCGAGACGACGGGATCGTCGAACCTCGATGAACTCTGGGACCGGGTTTCCACCATCGTTCATCAGGTTCCCCACAGCGTTACTCACAGGCATCTGCCGCCAAAAAGGCGCTTGGTTACCTACGTCACGCAGGGCGACCAGAACGCTGCCACCGGCTTCGCGTCCGTCTACAAGCAAGCCGCCAAGGGCGGGCGTGGAACACTTCTCGAAGCGAAGCTCATGGAAGCCGCTGCGAAGAAGCGCAAGTACCTGCTCGAAGTGCTGGAGGAGTGCGTCGAGAACGACCAGAAGGTCGTCGTGTTCACCGGGCGCCGCGAGGACTGCGACAAGCTCGCCGCCGAGGTCACGAAGAAGTTCGGCTCCGACGCCACCGTGTTCACGGGCCACGGCGGCACACCGGCCGTCGTTCGGGACGGCATCCAGCAAGCGTACATGGCAGCAAAAGGCCCGGCGATCCTCGTCGGCACGGGTGACGCATGGGGCGAGGGTGTGAACCTTCAGGACAGCGATCTCCTGCTGATTGCGATGTTGCCGTACACGCCGGGGCAGATCGTGCAGTGGGAGGGCCGTGTGGCCCGCCATGGCCAGAAGCGGCCGGTCCTTGTTCAGTACCTCGTCGCCGAGGGCACCGTGGACGAGCACGTCGCGGGCATCCTTCTGGACAAGCTGCCCGCCGTCGAGAATGTCGCCGGGGACGACTCGGTCACAGGTTTTGCCGACCAACTCCGCGGGGCTGACGACGCCGAGGCGATCATCGACTCGATCATGGCCAAGCTGGGGGTGGCGTGATGCTTTGCGGCAACTGCCACAGCGGCCTGATGGTCCGCCGATTCGGCCGCTTCGGCGAGTTCATGGGCTGCACCAACTACCCGCGGTGCAAAGAGTGGCACCCGATCCAACGGGAATCGATTCGGCCTCATCCCGAGGTCGTTACCAAGAGCGCCGAGAGCGCCAAGACGCCGGAGATCCCGGCAAGGAGTACGGAGATGGCAGCGAAGATGGAGATGAAGCTGGAGACGATCAGCCCCGAGCGCGCCGCCGCGTTGCTCGCGAAGAACGTCTCGAACAACCGCGCGATCGTGCGGGCCCGCGTCGATCAGCTTGCCGACGCGATCAAGGAGGACCGCTTCCGCACGACGCCCGAAGGCATCATGCTCAACGAGGCGGGCAACCTCATCGACGGGCAGCATCGGCTCTCGGCCGTCGTGACCGCGGGCAAGCCGGTCAAGATGTACGTCTGGTACAACGTGCCCACCGACATGATGGAGGCGATCAACGTCGGGCAGACGCGCACGCTCGCGGACGTCCTCACGATCACGGGCGAGCTGGGCATCAAAGGTGCCCCCAAGATCGCCGTCGCTCGCGCCAGCGCGATCAACCTCATCTTTACGCCTGAGCAGAACACGAAGAAGCTGACGAAGCTCCAGTACGAGTGGGTCCGCGAGAACTACGCCGAGGACATCGAGTGGACGCTGAAGAACTACCCGCTCAGTGGTGGCAGCGCCAACGCAGGAGCCATCTCGCGGAAGTTTCGCAGCGTGATGGTTATGGGGGCGCTCGCCATCGCGCACAAAAAGTACCCCGAGCAGGTCGAGGTCTTCGCTCGCAAGGCTGACAAGGGTGTCGAGCTTCTTGAGACCGATCCCGCTTACGCGCTGCGCCGCTACCTCGACAACAGCACCCTGACGGGCGGTGGGGCCCCGCGCCTCACGGTCGCCTACGCCACGTTTCGCTGCGTCTCGGCCGCACTGCGCCATGAGAAGCTCGGCATCGTGAAACCCGCGTTCCTGACCGAGACGAACCCCGAGTTCAGCAAGGTCCTGCGGACGTTCGGGGTGATCTGATGGGCCTCATGCACGATGCAGGGGGGATCGATCTCAACTGCGCGCACTGTGGCGAGCTTCGCCTCGACGCAGGAGGCATGACGTGTCACTCCTGCGGGGACGTCGAAACGGTGTGCTTCCAGTGCATTGAGCGCGAGGACAGCCGCCGCTTCGGCGTCGGGGATCGGGACTACTTTTGCCGGTACTGCCGGGAGGCGATGGATGACGACGACTGAGAAGAAGATCATCGACGCAGGATCATCGGGCGAGTGGGGCTGGCACGCGACGGAACTCGCGCTGCGGTGTCCGCGAATGTTCGCCTACACCTACCGCGTGCCGGAAGGCGGTCACGGGGAGGACGATCGTCCTGCGCTGCTCAAGGGATCGCTGGTCCATCAGGGCCTCGCGCACCACTACGCAAGGCTCGAATCGATTCAGCAGGGCCGTGACCCGGACGAGTGGGCCATCCCCGACGTGGCGATCGAGGCGTGCGCCGAGAAGTTGGGCAGGCACGCCCTCAAGTACGTCGAGATCGCGAAGCGAACGGTGCGCGAGTACACCCGGCACTGGGCGAACGAGCGTCTCGTCGTCATGCACGTCGAGGAGGTCTTCAAGAGCGACATCGCGGGCTATCGCTTCACGCAGCGCTTCGATCTCGTCGTGCGCGAAGTCGATGACAAGGTCTGGATCTACGATCACAAGACCACCGGACGCCTGTCTTCGGCCGTCGCGGAGCGCTACACGCTCTCGGGGCAGTTCCTCGGAATGGCGAGTTTCGGCTCGCGCATCTGGGGCAAGGAGTTCGGCGGCGTGAAGTTGAACCTCATCCAACTCTCCGACGGGCCGAAGGACGCCGAGTTCGCACGGCGCACGCCTGATCCTGCGCCCGGCGCGCTCAAGTCGTTCCCCATGACCGTGCTGCACGCACGCCAGCGGATCGAAGACCTCGACAAGTCGGGCCTCGATCCCGAGGAATGGCCGATGACGATGAGCGAGCAGACGTGCATCACCGCCTACGGCCGGTGCGAGCACTTCGATCGGTGCCGGTTCGGATGACGGCCGTCCGGCTCTCGCGCGGGCTCTGCATGCTCGTCGCGTTCACCTCCCTGATCGGCGCACCGGCCTTCGCCAACATCGGAACCGACGAACTCGTGCCGTGGTTCTGCGCGACCATGCTCTCGTCCGCGATCGGTTTCATGCTGTTCGACCACGAATACAAGCGACTTCGCCGCGAAGATCGCGATCTCAACGACTGACGGCGCATCGCGCCAAGGAGTCCCACCATGTCCCTCCCCCCGAAAGACCTGCTCGTCCCCGGCCCGTGGACCGTCAAGGGCAACACCGTCCTCGACGCGCACGGCCGCACCGTCTGCGTCGTGTTCGCCCGCAACGCGACCGCGCACGCCTACTGGATCGCCGAGACGCCGAAGCTCATGGCGGGCACCGACGGCGAGATCCACATCGAGTCCGACGAGATCGACGAGCTTCGCAAGACCGTGACGCGGCTTCGCCGGGAACTCGACACCGCCCATGACGAGATCGCTGACGGCGCGCTTCTCCTGACCGACCACAAGCGCGACATCTCCGACCTCCGCGAGAAGCTGACTACGCTTGAAAACAAGGCGAAAGCGTGAATCGACACGATCGCTCTTGACAGGTGTCACAGCGTTCCTATAGTCTCCCCAACACCGATCACGGAGTTCCCAAGTGACCACCGTCCCCTACAACGGCGACAAGGCAGTCGTCGCTCTCTACGGACCCAGCGGCGTCGGCAAGACCACCGACCTGCTTTACTCGTTCCCCACCGGCTTGTTCGTCGCCCCTCCGGGTGCGCTGAAGCCCGCCGACCACGTCGTCGGCTTCGTGCCCGAATCGATTGAGGCCGCGACGATCATGGACGCGACCAAGATCGTGAAGGACCACGGCAAGAGCACGAAGTACGACGCGATCATCGTCGACGACTTCTCGCTCCTCTCCGAGGCCACCGTCAACGTGCTCGAAAAGAAGCACACGGGCTTCAAGCTCTGGGGCGCGCTGCGCGACGCAGTGCTCGACTTCAGAGACACCGCGCGCCACGCCGGTCTCCACGTCGTCCTGACGGCTCACGAGTCTACGCCCCGCACGGTCTCGGGCACCTTCGTTCGCGGAGGCCCGCGTCTGCCGGGACGGCTCCCGGAGGACCTGCCGACCGCGTGTGACCTCGTCCTCCGCGCCGCCTACGACGGCACTCGTCGCGGCTGGCACGCCGTCTACCGCTGCACGATCGACGATACGCAGTGGATCACGAAGGACCGTCACGGCGTCACGCCGGACAAGGCCCCGATGAACACGGCCGAGATCCTTCGTGCCGCGGGCTACCAAATCCGCCGCGCCCCCGGTCTTGAGTGGCAGGAGGAACTCGTCGAGGTCCTCGCCACGGCGCTCTACATGCCGGGCTCCGACGAGAAGGCGCTCATGCAGGAAGCTGTCGAACTCTGCCGTGAGAAGACGCAGAACGATTTGCACGTTCGCTGGGTGATGCGCGACGCACTCGATCGCGCCGCGATCCGTCGCGCTCACCGAGACGTGCTCCAGATGTATCTGGCCTAACGGCCGAATCGATTCGCCCATTCCGGGCGATCTCACCTGCGGCACCAACCTAGTCCCAGCCGCAGGGACCCCTCCTCTCCGCACGGAGGCAAAACAGGCGGCAGGCCCCACGGAACCCAAGGGACGGGCAACACCGGGGATCAGGAGAAGGCAGATGAGCAACTGGACTTTGAAGGCGAACTTCGCGGGCGTGGCCGAGCGCAACGTGGGCGGCGGATACAAGGAGCCCGAGACCGGCGCGTACAAGGTGAAGATCACCGGCACTGAGCAGAACGAGAAGGAAGGCCGTTCCAGCGTGAAGTTCCAGACCGTGATCGCCGAGGGTGACTATCAGGGCAGCGAGACCCGCCTGTTCCTCGGCACCGACCTCTCGAAGCAGGGCAACCTCCGCTCGTGGAAGACGGCGATGTTGTCCGTCGGCTTCACGTCCGCGCAGATCGAGGCGGGCGAGGTCGAGTTCGACAGCGGCACCTTCGACGGCAAGATCGCCTACATCTACTACAAGGCGAAGGACCCGAACGACGCGACGAGCCAGTCCGACCGGCAGTTCATCACGCCGGAGCAGTACCAGCGCCTCGTCGGCCAGTCGTCGGGCTCGATCGCGCCCGCGAAGGTGAACGGCGCTCCGCAGATGACGGCCTCGGCTCCCGCCCCCAAGTCGGGCAACGCCCTGCGGAACATGCTCGGCCGGTAATCCCCCCTACCGGAAGGGCATAGGCGGCGCGACGCCGCAGGGGACTGAGTGAAAGGCTCGGTCACGGCCGGGGGCGAGGTGGGGCCCCCGGCCACTTCTTTTTTGGAGGTTCACGATGGGCGCAGGGCAAGTGCTGATTCACCAGATGCGACAGGCCGGGACCTACGATCCCGAGAAGCTCGGCGCGCGATGCGACAAGTGCGTCCTGCGTGAGATGCGCGTCGGTGGGCCGGTGCCGCCCGAGATCGACTTCGGCAACTCGATTGCCATCATCGCCGAGTCGCCCGGCGAGAAAGAAGTCGAGCGCATGCGGCCGTTGGTTGGTGCGTCGGGGCTGGAGTTCAACAACTCGCTCTCGGCGATCGGCATGAGCCGCAAGGACCTGAACCTCCACAACGCTCTCGCGTGCCGCCCGCCCGAGAACGACCTCGACAAGGTCCTGCTCAAGTGGCAGCGCGGCAACAAGAAACTGGAGGAGCCGCTCCCGAGCCCGATCGAGTGCTGCCGCCCGCGGTTGCTCAACGAGATCGACGGCGTGTCGAACATCGTGACGCTCGGCAAGGTCGCCTACCAGAGCGTGACCCAGCGCGCCAAGAGCGTGATGGAGATTCGCGGCGGCCCCATCGAGGGCTGGTTCGACGAGATGTCGAACTTCTGCACGGGCGACTCAATCGATTCGCAGCACCATCGAGTGAAGATCCTTCCGACGCTGCACCCGGCCTTCGTGATCCGCACGCGGCGCTGGGCCCGCGCGTTCAAGAGCGATCTCTCGCGCGCGTTCCGCTGGTTCACCGTCGGCCTCAACTGGCGGGAGCCCGACATCACGATCAATCCGAGCCCCGCCGTGCTGGCCGCGTTTCTGGCGAACAGCGAGACGACCTACGCGGTCGACTTGGAGACCTCGTTCGATGACCCGACGTGCAACGACCTCCGCACCGTCGGCATCGGCCACGAGAGCGCAGCCGTCGTCTGCGTGCTGAAGTCCATCGAGACCGGCGACTCGGCCTACCCGTCGCACATCGACCACGACATTCGACGCATCCTGAAGGACTTCTTCATGGACAAGTCGAAGATCAAGGTGGGCCACAACGCCGGGTACTTCGACCAGATGGTCATCCGAAACCACTTCGGGATCGACATGGACCCGCTGTGGGACACGATCCTCATGCACCGTGTCGTCGAGCCGGAACTTCCGCACAAGCTCGCCTACGTCGGCAGCATTTACACCGACGTGACCTCGTGGAAGGAGAACCACACGGCGAGCGAGGCGCGCAGCGATCAAGAGCTTGCGGCCTACAACGGCATCGACTGCGTCGTCACCGCGCGCGTCGCACCGCAACTCGCGCAAGCGGCTCGTCTGCGTGGACAGATGGACGTGATGAAGTTCGATCATCGCGTGCAGAAGGTCTGCGTCGGCCTCCACGAGAACGGACTCCTCGTCGATCGCGCGGCCCGTGACGTCATCGCGAAGAAGCTCCTGATCGACATGGCCGAGTACAAGCGGCAGGGCAGCGAGATCGTCGGCAAGCCGATCAACATGAACAGCGTGTACCAGCTTCGCGATCTCATCTTCGGCGAGTGGAAGATCCAGCCCGCCGAGTACACGAAGCTCGGCGACCCCTCGACCAACGACGAATCGATTCGCACGATGCGCTCGTCGAACAAGGACAACAAGCAAGCCGTCGCCTTCTTCGACACGCTGCGCCGCTACCGCACCGTCGCGAAGGAGTACGGCACCTACGTCAGGCGCCTCATCCCCTACGGGATGCCGCTCGATCTCACCGTCGGCTTTCAGAACGAAGACGAGCAAGAGGACGCCGAGCGCGGACTGATCCTCCGAGACGGCCGCGTGCGGCCTGACTACAACGCGCACGGCACCACGTCGGGCCGACTGAGCAGCTCGAACCCCAACGCGCAAAACTGGCCGAAGCACCTTCGCAAGATGATCGTGCCGCAGAAGGGCTGCGTGATCGTCGGCGCAGACGCCGATCAGTTGGAACTCCGAATCATCACGGCCATCGCGCAGATCAAGGTGTACCTCGACGCCTTCGCGGCCAAGATGGACCCGCACGCGATGACGGCGAGCCTCATGTTCGGAAAAAACTTCACGTCGCTCACGCCGAAGACCGAGCAGTGGGACAAGCTGCGTAACCTCTCGAAGGGCATCAAGTACGCGAGCTTCTACGGCTCAGGTGATGAGACGGTCCACGGCATCATCACGAGCGCAGAAGACAAGCAGGGCAACCTGATGTACCCGGACCTCACCGTCCGCGAGGTCGCCACGATCCGGCGCAACTGGCTCAAGGGCATCCCAGAACTGCCGAAGTTCTGGGAGGACAAGATGGATGAGTACCGGAGCAACGGCTTCGTGCTCGACCCGATCCTCGGCCGTCGCCGTGACTTCGAGGATGGCGAGGCGTTCAACGAAATCGTGAACCACCCGATCCAGAGCGCGGGCGCGCACATCATCCACATGAGTACCTTCGATCTGCTCGAAGAGATTCCCTTCGGCAAGTGGGGACCGGGAACCGGGCTCATCTCGCAGGTCCACGACGCCGTGTACGTCGAGGTGCCGTGCGATCACGGCAAGCACGATGGGAAGGATGCCGAGTTCGGATGGTGCCCGCCGGGATGCCGGTGCGAGGCCAACTGGGCCGCGCGCACGATCGAGAAGCATATGAACCGTTCGCTGCCGCAACTGCCGGGTGTTCCGTTCAGCGCGAAGGCGAAAATCGGAATGACGTGGGGAGACGTGTAATGGGGACCATGCTGTTCTTCTTCTGCCTGTTCTGCACTGGTGCGGCCGTCATCGCTGCGGCCTTCTGGGACTCGCGCAAGGGTGCCGAGAAGAGGCGAGCACAAAAGGCTTGGCGTGAGACGACTTCGACGACGATGCAAGCCGGTAAGACGCGCCACGTCGTCATCACCTACACCGTCGGGGACGACGAATGAGCGACGCGCGCGACTTCGTGAATCGATTCGCTGATGACAACGACATCGAGTTGCTCGTGATGGATGGTCACGACGACGCGATCCTCGGAGTCGGCCAGCGCTTCACGGACTACTTCGTCGTCTACGACTGGCGGCGAGTGATCGAGAAGCTCATGGCCGAGGGCATGACGTACGAGGAGGCCGTCGAGTATCACGAGTTCAATCAGGTGGGCGCGTGGGTCGGGCCGCGCACACCCGTGTTCCTTTACAAGCCCGAGGACACGGAGGTCTCCGATGGCTGATTTGCCCGACATGACGCATTTGCCGATCGACGAGAAGATGGACTACTTCGCGAAGATCCTGAGCGGGATGTTCGACATGCTCGGATTTCAGAGCTGCACGATCATCATTCGCGTGAAGGACGACCAGTTCGTCGCGGCGCGGTTCCCAGCGTGCGACGACAAGTGCGCTTCGCCGAACCTCTGCACCATCAAGGCGTTCGAGCACGCGGCCGAAGACCTGAAGGGTCAGGCCGAGGCCATTCGCCGCCGTGTCGGTGGCACCACCAAGACGGGAGGAGGGTACATCCAATGAAGATCTTCTTCGCGCATCCGAAGGGCATGGAAGACAGCGAGATCGACGAGTGGTCGAGCAACCTGACGCGCCTGTTCAGCGAGGCCGATTACGCCGACGTGAGCGTCGTTCCCGGCCGTGACGACTTCAAGCAGTACGCCCCGTCGGCGGGCGGATTCGCGGGCTGGACGCGCGACGTCGCGACGCGCAAAAACGCGATGACGCAGAAGCCCTACTACGATTGCTTCGTCTCGCCGTACCGCGAGATCGGCAAGGCCACGGCCGACATTCTGACGCTCGCGCTGCACTACAACATGCCCGTCGTGCTCGCAGAAAAACTGGAGTGCGGCACCGTCGAAATGCACCGCGTCAATCAAGTGGTAGTAGAGGACGCCGACAACTACACCCACGGGTGGTGGCTTGACACTTGACAGGACAGGTGTCATCTTGTAGCAACACACGCGATGCCGATTCCCGGCAGATCAAGGAGAGTCCGATGCGACTCAAGCGCGTGGCTTTACAGGAGAGATCGAGCGAGGTCTCGACGCTCATCCGAGGCCTGATCGACTCAGGCACTTCCATCGACCAGATCGCCGCGGGGGCACACGTTTCGCCGAGAACCGTGTACCGCTGGCTCAATGAAGGTCGGGCCCCGCACCCGGCCTTCCTCGAAGCACTGAGGAAGCTGACCAATGCACATCAGCAAGGTGAAGGGTAACGTCAAGAAGGGCTGCGAGGTCGAGATCGGGCCGAAGACGCTCGTCGTCGGCCCCAACGGCGCAGGCAAGAGCACCATCGTCAACACGGTGGAGCTTGCATTGACGTCGCGAGTGGGCGACGTCGCGGGCCGCGTGGACATCGCTCGCGAAGCCGACGTCATGTCGCTCGCGACGAACGGCGCCACGGTGTTGTCGGCCACGGTGGAGTTCGACAATGGCGACACAGCGACCTACGTCACCGAAGGCAGCACCGCGAAAGCCAAGAAGGCCGTCGCCAGCCGTCCCGTTGCCACCGCGCATGACGAGGTCCTTCCGATCCGCACGCTTCGCGAAGCCGTGCTCGGGAGCGCCCAGACCGCCCGCAAGTACCTGATGAGCAAGGTCTCGACGGCCACGAAGGCTGACGTCGAGAACCTGATCCCGACGGCGCTCTCGAATCGATTCGCCGAGTGCTTCCCGGCGAACGTGCCGGTTGCCGACGCGCTCGTAGCATCCGTCGAGTACGCGGCCAAGCGGCAGCGCGAGTGCAACAGCGAGGCGAAGACGGCCCGCGAGGCGGGCAAGCTCGTCTCCGGCGGCCGTGGTTCGCCGCCCAGCGAAGCCGACGTGAAGGCGGCTTCCGCGGCGCTGAAGGCCGCCCGCACGAAGCTCAACGAGGCGGAAGCGGCCGAGGACCTGCTCGCCGATCTGGAAGAAGCGGAGACCGACTACCAGCTCGCCGAAGACGCCGCGAACGAGGTCGCGATCAAGCTGACCAACGCGCGCACGGCGCTCAATGCGGCGAAGAAGCCGCGCGAGTTGAACCCGCTGCTCTCGCACGTCTGCATGGTGATGGACGAGAGCATCCTCGCGGGCGAGTGCCTTGCGTGCGGCGGCACGGCCCCGACGAAGGCGATGGCCGACGAGGTGAGCGCCGCCATCGGCGACACCGTCGCCGCCAACAAGGCTTACGACAAGCTCGTCGTCGATGTCACGGTGCTGGAGGCACAGGCTAAGGCCACGCTGGAGATCCTCGACAAGGCCGACAAGGCCGTCGCAGGGCTGAAGGCGAAGGTCGGCAGCGCAGGGACCGTCGATCGCGCGGCGCTCGAAGCCGAAGTGGACTCGGCCGAGAAGTCGCTGCTCGATCTGAAGGCCGCGCGAGACGCGTGGGCGAGCGTGCAGAAGGCCGAGAGCGCCGCTCTTGACGCCGAGCGTCAGGCCGTCGAGTGGAAGGCCCTCAAGGAAGCGCTGGAGAACGCGATGGCCGCGACGATCGACCAGTCGCTCGACAAGTTCATCGCGAAGGTTCAGTCGCATCTCCCGAAGTCCGACACGTTCGGCATGAAGCTGCGTGACGGCGAGCGCGAGGTGGTCTCGTTCGGCCTCGTCCGCGACGGACACCTGCACACGGCGATGTCGGGTGCCGAGTGGGCGCGAGTGATGGCGGCGATGTCGGCGGCGTGCGTGCCCGAGGGCAAGTACGCGTGCGTGATCCCCGAGGAGCGCGCGTTCGATCCTGTGACGCTGAAGGACGTGATGTCGGCGCTCACCGACTGCCCGCATCAGGTCATCCTGACGAGTCCTGTGAAGCCGAAGTCCGTCCCGAAGGGCTGGACGGTGGTCGAGCGCGGCGAGTAGCCGTAAGGTGGGGCCATGGCTACGCGCATGACCGTTCATCAGGCAGCGGACCTCTGGCGAGTGAACCGGCGCACGATCCTCAAGTGGATCATGGGCAAGGACGCCAGCGGTCGAGGCAAGCGTCTCGTCGAGGGCGAGGACTACGAGGTCGTGGACGCCGACATCGACGGCAGGAAGATGTACGTCCTGCTGCGATCGGACTACCCGCCGCCCCGGAATCTCAACCCGATCCCGCGCAAGCCGCGCGGGCGTCAGGGCCCCCGCGAAGCAGCGGTTGAAGCCGCTCGCGGCCGCACCCACTTTGAACAGGTGGCCAGTCAGGTTTCACCCGTCGAAGTCGTTGAAACCGTTGTCGAGGCGGCTGTGCCGGTCGGTGGTGATCGGTACAGCCAAATCGATTCGCAGCGCTTCACTCCTGTGGCCCCGCCGCCTCCCACGACCGCGGAAGAGGCGGCCGAGCAGTTCGCCGTGACGCAGGAAGCCGCGACGCCAGAAGTCGTGACGCCGAAGCCAAAGCGTCGCCGGTCACGCCGAGAAGACGTGATCCCGACGATCGACACCTACCTCCCGGCGCAGCCGGATCGGCCCGAGGACGAGGAGGAGTTCCAACTCCCCGAGAAGCCGATCCGATCGGCCGTCTCGCCCGAGTACGAAGGCGAATCGATTCGCACCCAGATCGAGAAGTGGGTGCGCGCCTCGTCGAACGAAGACGCCGATCAGGAAGACCCGGTCGCGGCGTTGCCGCGCTTCCTGCTCAGTACGTCGATGGAGGCCGTGGACATCGGAAGCCCGTTCGAGTTCGTGAAGCTCGGACAGCCGGGGATCGAAGCCGCCATGACGCGCGTGCTCAAGGCCTCGCCCATGACCGACGAGGCGCGGTTCTTCGCGGGTGGGGTCCTGCTGGAGTATCTGGCCAACCACCCGATCCTCAAGCTGCGAAACCTGTCCCCTTCGCCGTACTGGCCCCGCAAGGGTCAGCTTTCAGGCCTCGGCGCAATCTACGCGCTGCCGCTCTACGACTGGATGCTGTAGCGAGCACTCCCCAGCCCGCGCGCGACGCGCCGCCGTGAGCCGAGAGGCCGCGGCGGCGTCGTCGTTCCTGCGCCCGTCGAATCGATTCCCGCCCCCAACCTTGAGCCCCCGGATGCAGAAATACCCCCCTACCCTTGGCCCCCTCATGTAGAAACATACCCCCCCTTGGCCCCCGGATGTAGATTGACTCCCCCCAGGACTGGCCCTCGGATGTAGATACCTAAACCCGCGAAATCATTAGGTTCTTCCGGGGGCTTGACTTGGCCCCCGGATGCGGGTACTATTGTTTCACCTCGACGGGATGCACGACGGGCCCGCCGGGGGGCAAGGCAAGGCAAGCGGTGCGCGTGGCTTGTACTTTGGCCCGCGCGTCCCTCTCGCGACGCATGGCGGCGGTGCCGCTAGGCTATCGGGGGAGTGCTCTTTGACAAGCAAGGGGACCGCGCGAGTCTACCATGACGCGCGATCGTCACAAGCCCCCCCGATGGGAATAAAGCGCGCGAGCGTGATGTATCGGGGACAGGCCGCTAGGCGGCAAGTAGGGCACCATGTTACCGGCCGGAAGGCCGGGGCGATCGCGGGAAAGGAAAGGCGCGTGCCGCGATAGTAAGCGGCCGAAAAGGTCCCTGATACATAGGTTCGCATCGTCTCCAAAACGATGCACCCTTCCCGATATATGCCCAAGCCTGCTAGTATGGCGGCGGATCATGTTGCGGGAGTGAAGGGCGAGCCGTCATATGCACGGCGCGCGTACGCTAGACGTTGATCCCGCTACAGTTGCGGCTTGACGCGCGGCGTTCGTGTAAGGCCTAAGAAAGCGGGTAACTATGATTCCCGCCACTCCTGAGGATGAATGAGCCTCTCGCGAATCGGCTAGACGCACCTAATAGTGAATCGTTTCTCTACGATGCCGCCCGCGGCATTGTATGGATAGATCGCCAAAACGGGGCGCCGATTTAATCGCAAGCTCATGCACGCCGGTAAGTATGCACGCAAGTCGCGACTATGCTTAGAGCGTTGAACGGGGGAGCCGATAGTGCCGGTGCATTTCGCCGGTTGCGACTATCGGGCGGGCCGGAAGGCCCGTGCGCTGCCCGATGCAGCATCCCAGTCCGAAACGACGGCAATCGTGCCGTGGGGCAATAGTGCCTAGGACGCGACGCACGACGGGATCGAGCCGGGAAAGCCAGCGCAATAAACAACGGGGCGACGGGTGCAACGGCCGCAAGGCTATTGCGCCCGTCGCTCCGAATCGAAGGGCCCGCAACGCAATCGATTCGCGGACCTTTCGATTCGGAGCGACACTCCGAAACACGAGACAATCAACGCGGCCGAATAGGCCGCAAGCGAGGGGAAACGATGGAAAAGATCTTTAGGCGCACGCTGCACGCCCTGCCGCTGTCCGCACGGTTCGCGGCTTTCTCGTTCGTGAAAGAGCGCATCGTTCGCAACTACCGGCTACCCGACACCGTCCGCGGTGTCGGTAGTCTCTTTCTTCGCAACCTTTTGGGAGGGGTCTAGCATGCGCGTCAATACCCGTAACGTCATCGCCGCTTGGCAGTCCGGCAAGGAATACAGGCGGGAGGATTCTATCTGGACCGATGGCACGTCGATCTTTTCGTACCGGACGTGCCTCGCAACGCCGCTCGCGGACGGCCTCATGGTTCTGAATCGGACGAAGTACAGTGCGACCACGTCGAACAAGCAATCGGACGTTTCTTTCGCGCTCCGCGGCATGATCGCGTGCGAGGTGTCCGGGCTCCATATGGGCGCCGAGCCGCGGCACCTGCTCGACGTGGCGAGCGCGCTGCCCGCCGCGGCCGAGCGCGCGGCCCGCGTCATGGGCGCGGTCTAGCCCCCGCGGGGACTCCGCGCAACCCACCAACCAACGCGCCGCAACGGCGCATGACGCGCGAATCGATTCGCGCAAGAGGCAACCCATGACGAAGCTCACGAGCAAGGCAACCATCAACGCGGCCGGGAAGGCCGCACCGGAGGGCAACGTGGCGAACGTGAACGAGACCTTGGAGACCGTGGCGGGCGCGGTGTCGGAATACGGCGCGGGCGAGGTCTACAACGTCCCTGTCGCGATCATCTGGTACGAGACCGACAAGGCGGCCGTGGACTACGATCCGCGCGTCGAGCGCACCCTCCCCGACACGTTCGTCGAGACGATCGAGCGAGAGGGCGTGTTGGAGTCCATCACGCTCCGCGAGTCCGTCAACCCGGCGAACCCGAAGCAGACGCTCAAGGTCGTCAACGGTAAAACCCGCTTCCGCGCGGCGCTCAAGGCCGGTCTCGCGCTCATCAAGGGTGGCATCGTCACGGCCGACGCGAAAAAGGCGCTGGAACTTCAGGTGCTTTTGAACGCGCACCGTTTCGCGGACGAGAGCGATCTTCAGTGCGACAACGCGGCCCGTCTCGCGGCCCTTGGCTACAGCGTGGCCGAGATCGCGCGCGTCTTCAACGTGCCCGAGTCAACGGCCCGCAACACGCTCAAAATCGTGAAAACGGTCCCCGAAGTTGCCGCGAGCCCGCACCTGTCGTTCGCGGCGAAAGAGGAACTGTCCCGCCGCGACCCGGAGACCGTCGCCGCGGCCCTCCCGATTCTCGAAGACGTGGCTAAGGCCGCGGAGCTTTCCAAGGACGGGAAGGCCGACGCGGGCCTCGCCAAGGGCAAGGACGGGAAGGCGTCCCGCAAGGCCGATGCGACGGTCAAAGAGACCAAGGACGGGCGCAAGGTGGGACAGGCGTCGCACTCCGCGACCAAGGGGCTCTGCGACGTGATCGAGGGCAAGGACAAGGAGCCCGCGAAGCCCGCGAAGCCCGCCGCGCCCGCTAAGGCCCCGGCCGTGGCCGCGAAGGACACGCGGCCCGACGCGGGATCGCTCCGCGCGAAGGCGGCGCTCTGCCGCGCGGTGTCCGGTCTCGCGAAGGGCACGGGGGCGGCGGCCGAGTCGCACCGCGCCTTCGTGGCGGGCGTGCAAGCGGCCCTGTTCTTCGCGGCCGGGGACAAGCTCGACACGCTCCCCGGTGGCCCGATCACGCCCGAGGTCAAGGCGGCCGTCGCCGACGCCCTCGCCCGCCTGTTCAAGGACGCGACGCTGGCCGAGGACAAGGCGGCGGCGTAGCGTGCACTCCCCGGACGGCTCGCCGGAAACGGCGGGCCGTTCAATCGAGCGCCCAGCGAATCGATTCGCCGGACGTTCGCATGAACGGCTCACGAGACATTCAACGCGCCGAAAGGCGCAAGGGGGCACGAGTGCACACCAACGAAATGCTTGAGCGCTTGACGCGGCACGATCGCAACCAACTCACGAACGCGCTCTCGCACGTCGAGGCGCTCATGCGATTCGCGGGCAGCGCCGCGTGGACAAGCGACCCCGACACGCTGCGAAGCGAACTCGCGCGACTGGAAGCCGAAAGCGACGCGCACACGGCCGAGTTTTTCCGCGCCGCGCGCGTGATGCTCCAGCGCCAGTGGCTCGACGGGGCGTAGCCTTGTGTCACGCATGCGGCCGTAAACTTGACCGACATACCGGCGCCTTGTGCGTCGGTTGCCTACTTCACGCGGGCGATTGCGAGTGCGCGCCACGCGAATCGATTCGACCCACTAAAACGCTCGACGTAAAAAGCACGGCCCTCCCGCCGCATAGAGTGGTGAGAGGCACGAAAGCAACGGGCCGCAAGGCCCATGACGCGCGGGATTCCCGCGCAAGGTGATGGAAACATGGCGGCTTATTCGCAGTGGGTGTACGACGGTCTCGCGCTGCTCGACGCGGACGTGCCGGTGTCGGTCTCCGGCCCTCCCGGTGTCGGCAAGTCGTGGCAAGCGCACACGCTCCACAAGCTCTACTGGGGCTCGCGCGCGGACACGATGCCCTTCAAGACCGTGATGGCAGCGCTCTCCGACCCGACCGACTTCACGGGCATCCTCACCGTGAACGAGACGACCGGCGAGACCGTCCGCATCCCGCCCTCGTGGGCGGTGGAGATCGTCAAGGCGGGCGGCGGCACGGTGTTCCTCGATGAGGCCACCCTCGCGACGCCCGCGACGTGGACGGCGCTGCTCCGCGTCATCCTCGACAAAAACGTGGGCGATCTTCAACTCCCGGCGGCGACGCGCTTCATCCTCGCGAGCAATCCCGTCGAGATGACGAACGCGGGCAACCATTTCCCCCCGGCCGGTGCGAACCGCGTCGGTCACCTGACGACCGAGGCGCCCGAGCCTCGCGACTGGGGCGACTGGATGCAGGGCTACGCGGCCGAGACGGGCGACGCGCACGACGCGAAGGCGGCGATGCAGGTCGCGGCGTTCGTGACGCGCCGTGGCCCCGGCTTCCTGCTCAACGTGCCGAAGACCGAGGAAGGTCGCGCGGGCGCGTGGGCCTCTCCCCGCTCGTGTCACGCGGCGCAACGCGTGCTCGCGAGCGCGCACCGTCGCGGCTTCCTCGCGACTGACGACGGGCAAGAGCGCACGATCCGCTCGATCGCGGCCGTCGTCGGCGGGCCGTGGGCGGCCGAGTTCTCGACGTGGCTTGTCGAGAATGATCTCCCCGATGCCCGCGAGCTTCTGACGGGCAAGGCGTCGTTCACGTTCGACGCGACGCGTCCCGACAAGGCCCGCCCCGTGTGCCTCGCGGTCGCGAACGAGGCGATCAAGGGGGCGGCGCGCGACAAGCCCGAGCGCGCGGCGCTCGTCGAGAGCGCGTGGGGCATCCTGCTCGACGCCGCGAAGTCCGGCCTCGCGGACAACGTCGAGAGCGCCGCGACGATCTTGAACGAGTGGCGATCGAGCCCCGCGGGCGGCGGCGGCGCGGCGAGCGCGACCCCGGCGAAGTGCCCGAACGAGTTCAAGGCCCTGACCGAGGTCTTCAAGCAGGTCCGCATGACCGCGATCAAAAAGAAGTAGCGCGCACTCCGCGCGGGGCGGGTGGCTTTGGAAAAAGCCATCCGTTCCCGCCGCAATCCCTCACGGGGGGTTCCGGCGGGAACGGGTGTCGAGCAAGTCAACAACGGACGGCGATCGAATCGATTCGCCAAGAGGCAAGAGAGATGATTGCAGCACAGACTAGGCAGAAGGCGCTGGAGGTCGTGGCGGGCGCGCGCGGGATCATCAAGGCGGTGGCCCCGTACTTAGACGCCGAGTCGGACTCGTTCTCGTGGGTCTTCTGCGAGGGGATCGGCGAGACCTTCGCGTGCGACGAAGCGCGTCGCATCTACTGCGACCCCGAGTACCTAATCAAGGTGGGTCCCGGCACGGTGGCGGCCGATTTCCTGCACGAGATCGTCGTGCACACGATGGGCGACCACTTCAAGCGTGCCCGCAAGGCGGGCGTGTCTGACATGCTCCAGAAGGCGTGGAACATGGCGGGCGACGCGGCCGGTAACCATATCGTCCGCGAGATCGCGGCCATCTCGCAGGGCCGCATCACGCCGGGGAACGTGCGGATCGAGCCCGCGACGCAAGCGGCCGACTTCGACAAGTCGGGGTGGGTCACTGCGAAGTCGCTGGGCTGCAACGATGGCGACACCGTCGAGGTGATCTTTCAGAAGATCCTCGATCAGCAGAAGGACGGCGATGGCAACGGCCCCGGCCCGAAGCCGCCCCCGCCCCGCGACCCGACCGGCCCCGAGGGCAACGAGAAGGGCCCCGGAACGAAGCCGCCCCCCGGCACCGAGCCGCGGGACCCGCAGGACGGCGAGCCGCAGGACGGCGAGGGCGACGGCGAGGGCGACGGCGAGCCGACGCCGATCAAGGTCCCGCCCAACTATCAGCCGCCGAAGCCGCCCCCCGGCAAAAAGCCGAAGGAGTGCGGCGGGTGCGCGGGCGACAAGCAGAAGACCGACAAGCTCCGCGAGGCCGCCGAGGCGCAGGGCGAATCGATTCCCAAAGAGCGCAGCGCGCTCGAACTGGAGGGGATCAAGCAAGCCACCGCGCAGAAGATCAAGGAAGCGGCGGGCCGCGGCAACGTCCCCGGCGGCATCAAGCGCTGGGCCGAGGAAGCGACTGAGCCGCCCAAGGTGGACTGGCGGCGCGAGCTTCCGAACCTCGTGAAGCGCGGGCTGGAACTCGCGAAGGGCAAGGTGGACTTTACCTTCGCGAAGACGAAGAAGCGCGCGGGCGTCATCCTCCCGACGATGGCGTCGTTCAAGCCCCGCGTGGCTATGGTGTTCGACACGTCGGGCTCGATGGGCGACAAGGACGTGGCCGCGAGCGTGGTCGAGGGCGTCGGGCTCGTGAAGAAGGCGGGCGTGACCGACGCGTGGATCATCGCGTGCGACACGGTGCCCACGGCCCCGACGAAGATGAAGGGCATGAACGCGCAGTCCATCAAGGACGTGCTCGCGGGCGGCGGCGGGACGGATATGGGCGCAGGCATCCGTGCGGCGGCAAAGACGAAGCCGCACGTCACCGTCGTCTTCACCGACCTCGACACGGGTTGGCCCGACGTGAAGCCCGACAACGCTGGCGAGGTCATCATCGTCGGCGTCCGCAAGAGCAACTGCCCGACGCCCGAGTGGGCGCGCAAGGTGCTCGACGCAAGCAAGTAGATCGAATCGATTCGCTCCCGGCTCCGGTGGAATGGTCCATCGGAGCCGGTGGCGGGTCGCGCAAGGCAACGTGAAGCGCCGAGTAGGCGCGAGGTGAAACCCATGGCGAACGAAAACAACACCCTCACCGTTCCGGTCGTCGCGAACGAAGACGCGTGCGCGATCCCGGCGCTCGGCATCCTCGTGACGTGGAAGGCGGGCGGCGAGGCGCAGCAGCAGGAGTGCGAGAACGTGTTCGCGAGCGTCGGGTTCGGCAACGACGCGCCGAAGCCCCGCACGATCCGCGACTCGCTTCACGCCGGTCTCGTGAGCGAGTTCAGCCGAAAGAACCGGCCGGTGCGCCCGACGCCCCGCGGCTACGAGGTCGTGCAAGAGACGCCGACCGAGGACGGTAAGAACCTCACGCGCGAGCACGTCGTCGCCGCGTGGATCGAGCGGGACCGCGCCGCGGGCTCCGAGGTCGTGCGCGTGGACAACGCGGCGCACTTCGACGCGGTCAAGGCCGCGACCGACGCCGCGCAGAAGCGCGTGGACGGGACCTCGATCGGCAAGGCGCTCTCGACGGTGGCGGGCTCGCGGCTCGGCGGGTTTTCGATCCGCGACGGCGGCGGCGTGTACTGGGTCCCGCCCGCGGCGGCCGAGACGTGGGCGAAGCTCGCGCAGGGTCTCACGAAGACGGGCGTCGTGCGGTTCCGGCAGTTCACCGTGACGGGCGACGCCGAGACCGTGGACTCGCTCGTGGACTCCGTCGAAGCGAAGATCGAGGCGGTGCTCTCCGAGATCGTCGCGGACCTCGACGGTGGCAAGGTCAAGACCGCCCGCGGCCTGACGGCTCGCAGCGAGGAAGCGGCGGCGCTGGTCGAGCAACTCGGCCAGTGGGAGACGGTGCTCGGCCGCGCGCTCGATTCCTTCCGCACGAAGGTCGAGGAAGTGCAAGTCCGCGCCGCACAGGCCGCGCTCGCGGCCCTCTCGGCCGACTCCGAAAGCGAGGCCGCGTAATGATCCCCGACAACGCCGTGTGGATCGATGACGTGCTTGTGCTCGTGTCCGAGGCCGAGACGGTCCCCGCCATTTCGGCGGGGGCCGGTTCGGCCGGTTGCGCGGACTCCGCGCGCGAGGAGGTGTGTGATGTCGGTTAGCACGATGCCGCAGTGGGTGCTCGACGCGATTAAGACGGGCGACGTTCTGACCGTGACGCCCGCGGCCGACCGGGACATCCCGGTGTGTTCGTCGACGCAGGGCGCGAGCGCGATCTCCGCGAGCGACCTCATCAAGGCGTACAACGAGAAGCACGGGACCGACTGGAAGTACGACGTGAGCGGCGAAGACGAAGTGTTCTAGGCGAATCGATTCGCAACAACGAACGGGCCGCAAAGGCCCATGGAGGTGAGACGTGAAGTTCAAGGTTCAGATGACACCGCTGCGTTACCAATCACCTGCGACGTGGCTCACACCGATCGAGCCGGTGAGCACGCTGCATGCGGCTCTCCCGGCTTACCTCGCGGGTCTGGGGTTGGCATCGTCGGCAACGTCTCCGGTGGCGCTCGACGCAGAAACGCGCGAGGCGCAAGAGGCGCGGTGGGCCGTGTTCGTCGAGCAGGGCGTTGCGCTCCGCGACCCCGAGGCCCTGCGCTGGTACGCCGATCAGGAGTTTGCGCGGCAGTTGAAAGCGAACCCGCGGTGGACGAGCAACGCTGTCTCGATGACCGTCATCGCGGTGACCAAGGCCGCGGGCGGGGTTCTTCCTCCCGACCTCGCGCACCTCAACGAAGAGTTGCACAAGCGCTCCGAGCCGATCGAGAAGATCCGGGTCGAGCGGCGAAAGACCCGTCCGCTCATTTCGACGCCGCCGCCTACGCGGCCCGATCTTGCCGCCATCGCCCTCCGCAACAAGTTCGACATGGCGCTCGCGACGACCGCACGCGAAGAGTTGAAGAAGGCGGGCTTCCTGCATCCGAAGGACCTTGGCGTTTCGCTGGCCGATCCGACCGTGCCGATCATCCCGACGACAAGCGGCACGTCGCCGTCCGCGATTTTCGAGAAGAAGGGCCGCGGGCGCCGGTCGTCCACCTCGATCGTCGCGCATCTTCGCCGCGACTGGCTCCGCAAGGTCCACAAGCCGGGGCTCACGTTCCTGTTCGGCCCGCGGACGTTCGTGCTTCACGCCGAGGTGTCCGACAGGGGCACGTTCATCACGCTTGCGCGACAGCACGAGACGCGGCGCGGCACGATCAAGGTCGAGCACGGTTGGCTTTCATTCGATCGTAAAAATCAACGAGTCCTGAAGAAGGAGAAGAAGTAACCATGGCAACCGATACCGTCCTGCGTCCCCTTTCGGCCCGCAGCGATCCGACTGCGTTCGTGACCGGCTACGAGCACACCGCCGCCGAGACGCTCGCGAGTCACCTCGCGTGGCCCAACCGGGACAACGACGCGACCACCTTCGCGTTCTCGATCACCGAGTACCAAGCGACGTTGCTGCTCAACATCAAGTCGGCGCACTGGGCCGTGCCGCTGTCAGGCCGGTACAATCGCTTCGTCCCGTTCAGCCCCTCGATCCTCGATCCGGTGGCCGACGCCGAGCGAATCGATTCGCAGGTTCTTCGCGCGGCCCTCGTCGCCGCGGTGAACACGGCCGAGATCGGGACGACGTTCGGTTCTCGCTCCGTCTACCTCAATGGGATCGACGTGATCGGGCTTAGTGCGAGCATGGCGATCACCGCGCCGCTCGATCTTCCGCCGCTCGCGGCGGCGACGAAGGGCGGCTACATCGCCCTGCGTTCCACCGTCGCTCGGTTCCTCGCCTCGATCATTCTCGCGGCCGAGTTCCGCCGAAACCACAATCTTCCCGGCGGCGAGGTGACCGTGACCGTGGCCATCGCACTCGATGGTTCGCTGGTGCTGCGCGTCGAGACCGACACGATCACGGCCGTGCTGGAACAGGCGGTGCTCGTGCGGCCGTTCTTTCACGAGGACGCGCTGCTCGCGGACTTCATGCGCGAGCCGATCGCGACGGCGACCTTCGATGCCGAGAGCGCGCGGCGCGCGTTCCGCAGTTCAGTCCGCGCCGCGTTCGGCGACGAGACCATAGTGCCGACCGCGACGATCAAGCATGAGGGCGAATGGTGCCCGACAACCTTGTACGTCGGTGAGACCGGCGTATCGCTCGCGCGGATTCTGTGCCGCGCGCCGAAGGCCGATGGCGATGTCATGCCGAGCAACGTGCCGGTTACAGCGGACACGCAAGCGTGGCCGTTCTCCAACGTCTCTCGCAGCACGCCGCACACTGGGGCGCGCGCTTGGCAGATGATCGACGGCGCCGTGTTCGAGGTGCTCCCGTTCATCGCACCGACGTTCACCGTGGGCCTCACCGAGGCCCGCAGCGAGAAGGCAACCCCGGTCGTTCTCTGGACCGACAACGGTATCCGGCTCACGCTCGCCGCGATGTCGGCGGTGGAGTAAGCCATGGGCCGCAGGAACAACGACAAGCCGATCATCATCGAGCACGTTGCACGATTGCCGAAGCGTGAGAAGCCCGCGCAGCGACGACGCCGAGAGCGTCGCGCCGCAGAGCGGGAGTCGCGCGGACTTCCCGCGTGGCCGAAGGGCTCGTGGGGCGCGATGTGGGACAAAAACGAACCGGCCGAAAAGGCCGATGGAGTGAGAGATGATTCTGAAACTTCCGATCCAGAAGGACAGGCACTACCTCACGGCAAGCGAGATCCGAGAGCTTAACGAGTGGTGCGCGCGGCTCGCGCAGTTGCAGTTGCTCGGCGCGACGCTGGAGGACCACACCGAGACGGTCACGACGAAGCACGGCGAGACGCGGAAGCAAACGCTCGACGAGGTGCCCGAGCCGTTCGTGGAGCCGCCCGTCGTCAAGTGCGAGAAGTGCGGCAACGACGAGATCAGGAAGTTCGGCCTCGTGTACTACGAGCGGCAGTACCGAGCGCTCCGGGGCTTCAATAAGAAGGGCGACGTCGGCGTCCGCGACGACCCCGACTACAACGACATCTCGCGCAACGACCCGATCGAGGCCGTGCGGCCGTTCGCGGGTGAGTGGCTCAAGTGCGACCACTGCCAGCACGAGCAGCGGCCCGACGTGTTTTTCGAGTGGTAGCGAATCGATTCGGGCAACGGACGCGCCGGAAGGCGCAAAGGAAAGACCCATGGTGATGACTCCAGCCCGCGCGCGGGAACTGATCCTGCTGGTGTTCACGACCGACCGATCCGGCGTGACACCCGCGATGGTTCGCGAGATCCGCGCAGTGCAACCGGACTATCGGGAGCCTGAGAGCGAGGCGTTGTTCCGCGTCGCGGGCATCCCGTACCCCGGCGTCGCCGTCGTGAAGGACAACCCCGAATCGATTCGCCTGATGGTCGCGGCGGCCAACGCGGCCGAGATGATGGAGGACGCGTGATGACCCACGCCGAGTACGAGCAAAAGCGGATCGCCCTGCTGACGAACCACCTGTACGCCGCCGCGGTCGCCGACGTCGATGTGCCGCAAGCCGTAGACCTCGCGCGGCAACTCGCCGACGCGCTGGACCGGCTCGCGCTGGAGATCGATCCGTTCGAGAACATCAACCCCAACAAGAAGGAGGCCCGATGATCTTCCACAAGAGCCAGTACGGCATGTTCGCGGGCGGCTTCGACGCGGACCTTCGCGGGTTCGTCGGCACGACCGCCGAGGACGTGCTCACGCTCGACTGGCCGGAGACCCCGACGCGCGAACAAGCGCTCGACATCGCGCTGGGCAACACGTTCGTCCAGACGGCCGCCATCGCCCGCATTGAGGCGTGGCGCGAGCCGGGGTCTCCGAAGCCGGGGGGGACCGCCGAGATTCGATAATGGCAGTTATCGCAAGTAAAGCCGGGGCGCGATGGGCGCGACCCCCGGCTCCGATGACCCCCGGCCGACTCGATTCGGCTGGAAAACAAGGGGAAAACGAAATGGCGAAGTCGAAGAAGCGCGGCCTGTTTGACCTGATGGACGACCTGACGATCGAGGCAACGGAGGGCGGCAAGTGGGCCGTGCTCCACGAAGACGAGGTGCTGGCCTTGTGCGCCAACGAGTCCATCGCCACGTTCGTCCAGATGGCGATCCTGACAGCAAACATGAACCCGATCGAGGTGAAGTGATGGACACGATCAACTGGCAGAAGGTCCGCGAGGCCGCGCGCATGATGCTCACGCTCAACGCGGGAGAGACCGAGGCGCTGTTCAGCCTCGTCGCGTCGGTCAACGAGACCCGCGACACGCCGAAGCCGGAAGCGCCGACCCGTCCCGACCCGCGCGGGCGCTACAAGTGCTCGCTGTGCGACAAGGTGCTGCCCACCAAGCGCGGGCGGGGCATCCACGAGGCGCGCGTCCACAAGACCGGTGACTTGTTCCCGAAGGAGACCAAGTGACCGCGGACGAGGCCTACAAAAAGTTCGTCGGCAAGAAGGGCGCGCTGGCCTTCGCGGCCGAGAAGGTCCAATCGATTCTCGGGCTGGGCTTGGCTAGATCCGGCGACGCGGCGACGTTCTACCGACTCGATGACATCGTCGAACCCGACGAGTCGGTCGAGACCCGCGAGTCCCGCAGTCTCATGGTGCTCGTCAACCAGCACGAGAACGGCGGGACGTTCTACTGCGACGGCGCCGACAACATCCCCACCGACGAACACTGGCACAACGAGATGGCACCGTGGAAGGCGGCCGTGCTGGAAGAACTGCGCGTGATCCTGAAGCTCGACGAGGAGGAGAGGGGGTACTGGGACAACGCAGTCGCGATCTTCCGCGGCGAGATCATGCACCCAGCCGTCCTGCCCTCGATTCGCTAACCCACGACGCGCCGCACAGGCGCAAGGAGATGATGATGAGCCACCACTACGACCCGATGTTCGACGAGGAAGTGCCCGAGGATTGCATCGAGTGCGCGAAGGCGCTCACCGAGGACAACGACACGGGCTTCTGCTGCGACGACCACCGGATCGCGTGGGAGCGTCGGCAGCGCGCGGCCGACGATGCCTACGCTCAGGCGCTCATCGATGAGGCGAAGTACGGCGCCGAGTGGAAGGCCGAGGCAGCGCGCGGACTCCCCGCGTGCGACGAGTTCGTAATCCCCGAGCGCCTGCGGCCATCGACGTTCCTCGGACTCGCCATGACCAAGGCGTTCATGCAGACGCCGGAAAGGGAGCGGGTGTAGCCATGGCGAAGGCGAAGTGGACGGTGTACCGCGGCCGGGGCACGCGCCAAAAGATGTCAGACGCAACTCACGCCAAGCGCGTGAAGCGGCTGCTCGACGTCGCGCAGGGCTTTGCGAAAAGCGTCGGGCTCGTCGTGTACATCGATGATCGGAACGTCACGTTCTGCCGCGAGACAGACAAGTTCTTCGCGGACACGCTCAGTGTGCTCGTGAGCCCCACGGACGGCGTGCTCGTGCCCGATGGCTGGGAAGGCGACGACGGCGGCTACGGTGACGGCTACTGCGACGAGGCACCGTGGAAGGCGGCGGCGTGCGCGGAACTGCTGGCCGCGCTGCACCTCGACGCCGAGAGCAAGAAGCATATTGAGTACGCACGAAGCGTGTTCGCGGGCGAGATCGCGCATCCCGCCGTCGTCTACGCGATGCGATAGGCCCGAATCGATTCGAGGCACGACCAACCTTTGACGGCCCGCTGGGCCAAGGAGCAATACCGATGTGGCTTTACACGACCCGTGGCTTCTTCTCGATCGTCCGCAACTATGAGTCCCCGAGCGAGGTGCTGGTCCGCGCCCGACTGAAGGGCGACCTCGAAAACCTCCGCTCCGTGTGGCCGACGCTCACGCCGACGCGCGAGACGAACCGACGCGACTACCGCTTCCGCGCGACGATCGACGTGCGCGAGTTGCCGCTGCTCTTGTCGAAGCTCGCGAGCGAACTGACGTACACGAACTTCAAGGACGCCGTGGCGGCGAAGCAGGGCCACGAACGCAGCGATCTCTACCATGACGTGTGGCACGTCATGGCCGAAGCGCAGGACCGTGAGTTCGCGGCCGACGCTCAGGAGTCGATCACCGCGATGACGAAGGGCGCGAAATACTAGGATTCGTGATAACGTACCGGGATGAGCACACTCACCCGAATCGATTCGCCGTCCGTGCCCGCCTCGCTGGCCGAGCCGGTCGCCAAGGCCCGCGATTTCATTGAAGCCAGCGTGCCCGAGAACACGCGGCGGGCCTACGCGAGCGACTGGGCCCTGTTCACCGAATGGTGCGAAGAGAAGGGCGTGTGCGCCCTGCCCGCGAGCGCCGCCGTCATCGCCGCCTTCGCGGCCGACGAGTCCAAGGGCTCGAAGCCCTCGACGCTTCGTCGGCGCATGGCCGCGATCCGCAAGGTCCACCAGACCGCGGGGCATCCGAACCCGTGTGACAACGAAGCCGTGCGCGCCACGCTCAAGGGCATCGAGCGCAGTTACGGCGTGGCACAAGTGGGCAAGGCGCCCGCCACGCGCGCGGCGATCGAGAAGATGGTCAACGCCTGTGCGCCCAACACGCTCGACGGCCTCCGGTCCCGCGCGATCCTGCTCGTCGGGTACGCGGGTGCGTTCCGACGCAGCGAGCTCGTCGCGCTCGATTGCGCCGATCTCCGGTGGAGCGACGAGGGCGTCGTCATCACGGTGCGACGGTCGAAGACCGATCAGACCGGCAAGGGGATGGTCAAGGCGATCCCGTACGTCCGCGACGGCGGGCTCTGCGCGGCGACGGCCCTTCGCGTGTGGCTCACGGCCGCGCGAATCGATTCGGGCCCCGTGTTCCGTTCGTTCAACCGCGTCGGCACGCCGAAGCCGACTCCGATGAGCGACCACGCAGTCTCGATCATCGTGAAGACCTGCGCGGGTCGCTGCGGCTTCGATGCGAGCGTGTTCAGCGGGCACTCGCTGCGCGCGGGCCACGTCACCGAGGCACGGAGCCGCGGCGTGGCCGATGCGAGCACGATGAGCACGACGGGGCACAAGCGCGTCGAGACCCTCGACGGGTACGATCGCCGCGAGAACGCTTTCAGTAAGACGAGCGCCGGGGATGTTCTCCGACCTCGATGAGACGGCCGACACGGCCAAGGTGAAGACGATGGCTCAGGTGAAGGGCATGCACGGCGCAACGCAGGGCTTCGGCACGATCTGCATGCCGAAGGGAACGTCGATGGTGTTCGTGGAGTATCGCTATGACCGGCGGGACGACGGCCACTTCTACGGCTCGGTCTCGACGTGGAACCACGAGCAAGATGGCGCCGGTCTCGTGGCCGTGATGTCGCGCGCACTCCCCACGCGGGCGGCGATGCTCGACTGGATCTTCAAGAAGGCCGACAAGGTCTCGGAGGCGTAGATGGGACGACCGAACGTAGTGGACGCACCGATCATCGAGGCCCTGCGCGCGGCCGGTAGCGACGGCATCCTCGCCACCGACATCGTCGGGGCGATCGGCGTGCAGGTGAGCGTGCGCGGGGCTCAGTTCGCGCTGGAGCGCCTGATGGCGACGGGCACACTCGGCCGTCGCTTCGAGTGGGCGCTGTGGCCCGAGGGCACGCCGAAGGCGGGCTTGCCGCGGACGCGCGTGTACCGCTACTTCGTGCGCGAGTTTGCTCCCGAGGACGCCGAGGTGGTAGCGTAGCGCGCGAGAGGCTCCGCTTCAAAAGGCGAAGGCCCGCCGGGTTGATCCCGACGGGCCTTCTGCTTTTCGGCGTCGAGCCGAAACCTGACTA